CCGGAATTTTGTCATCTCGACCTGATCCGGGGCCATCCACATACCGCCCGCCTGCGGCCAAACCGCCCTGCGCATAACGAGGCTCACTTTCCGGATTGACTACGCCAGAATCAGGTCCTTTAGACGGCTCGACCTGAGTCATTTTGTCCTCAAAGAACAAAGCCTCGGGGCCGTAGCCATACTTGTAGTAGTCAATATCCGGCTTAAGCGCAGTTCGCTTAATCTCATACTTCGGTAACGCGCCGCCAAAACTAGTTGGCAATTTGCCCGTTGTCGGAGGACCGCCTTTTCCTGAAGACGCCGCAGCGGTAAGACCGCCCAGCAACTTAAGAAGTTTTTGGAAATCTTGAAAATTTTCAAGAAGTGCTTTGATTTGATCAAGCGGAGATTTCTTAACCTCAGTTGGCTTGTAATCTTTAAGAATGTCCTCTGGTTTAACTTCAATTAGAGGAGGTTCAGGAACAAACAAAGGAGGTTTAGCCTCCGGCTGAGTCGGCTTAGTAGTCTCAATAACTACTTCTTCCAGCGGACCTTCCGGAGCAGGAGTGGAAGGTGTTCCCGGAGGAACAACAACCGGCGGAACTTCGGGCTTAGTTGGCTTCGTAGTTTCAATAACTACTTCTTCTAAAGGCCCTTCCGGAGTCGTTGGAGGAGTTACCTCAACAGGTGGCGGCGAAAGGGGAGGCGGAAAAGCCTCTGGTTGAGTTGGCTTCGTAGTCTCAATGACCACTTCTTCTAGCGGACCTTCCGGTGTAGTCGGAGGCGCTGCTTCAACAGGTGGTGCAAGAGGCGGTGCAACAACCTCTGGTTGAGTTGGTTTAGTCGTTTCAATGACCACTTCTTCCAGCGGTGGCTGTGAAGAAACTGGAGGAGTTGCTTCAACAGGCGGTGGCGCAAGTGGAGGTGCAACAGCTTCCGGTTGGGTTGGTTTGGTCGTTTCAATGACCACCTCTTCAAGTGGTTCAACTGGAGGCTTAACAGGAGGCTCAACAAATTCAGGAGCTGCTGCAACAGCCCCGGTTAACGGGCCAGCAGTTGCTACAGGCTTCGTTCCTGTAACAACAACTTCCTCAAGAGGAGAAGGCTCCGTAGGTGCTGGTTGCGTTGGCGCAGCTGTCGTCGTTCCGGCACCGCCTGTTAAAGCGCCTGTTGCAGCGCCAGCTCCAATCGCGGCCAGTTCAGCTGCTGTTAATCCACCACCAGCGGTAACTGTAAACGTTGGTAATGCCCCCGCAGCCGCGCCAGCAGCCCCCGCTCCAGCCCCAGCTCCGGCTGCTCCAGCGCCTGCCCCTGCTCCACCCGCAGCACCGCCCGCAGTAGCCCCGCCAGCAGGTGCTCCGCCAAGTAACCCCGGCGCTAAACCAGCGGTCAGCATGGCAGCGCCCGCAATCTTGGCAAGGTTCTCAACGGTCTTGTCTTCCTTTGCCATAAAGGCAGAACTGACAAGCGGGAATCCTGTTTCACCGCGCCACTGACCTACGCTGTACTCAACGCCTTTCTGCGGATCAAAGTTAAATTTCTCGTCTTGCAACCCGGGCGGCGCAAAGAGAGGCTTCAAATCATCAGGCATGGACGAGAAGAATTTACCTAACTCATCCTTTGTAAAAGAGCCGCGAAGATTTTTAAGCTCAGCCGGGTTGGTAATAAGTTCCGTTACACCGTTGTCAGCCGCATATTTAAATGCTTCAGAAAACTTTCCTTGCTTAAGAAGGCTAGACAACGCCCGACGCTGCGGAAGCGTAGCAAGATACTTTTCTTCTTCAGAAGAAATTTCTCTCTTAGCCTCAGCCTGCATTGCTTCCGCTGCCTTCTTAAGATCAGCAGCACCCGGCATTTCTCCTGCCTTTGAAGTAACGAAGGCTTCTCGCTGCTTCTGCAATTCCTTGCCACGCTCTATCGACGGACTGCTAAGCGGCGAGTACAGGCTTCCCGTTTCTAAGTCAGCGCCTCCGGTGCCTTCGGTAAAAAGCGCCTGCGGACTTAAGGAGTAAGTGCCGCCAAAACCAGCGCCACTAAAGTTCAAAGCCAGAGGGCTTTCCTTAAGCGGGCTTCCACGAGCCATTCCCGCCATATCCGCATCAAGCAACGCTTGGCGATCTTCAGCGGAAAGAGAGTTAATGAACTCAGCAGTTGCTTTTTCGGAAAGCGCGGTCCAATCGGCCATGCTTGGCGCAGCCGCTGCTGTATCAGCAAGCGGTGAGGATGGAGCCTGAGGCTGCTCACCAAGTTGATTTTTAATAAAGTCAACTGTTGGAGAAAGCGGTGCTATCGGAGTGTCTTCTCCACGCGGAGTAAAAACAGGCTCTTCAGGCGATGGAGTAAGCGGAGCTGCCGAAACATCTTCTCCACGCGGAACATAAGCCCGATCTTCTTCAGCAGCCGCTGCAAGAGGAGAAGATGGCGATACCGAAGCCGGGGGGGCTTCAGGAATCAAAGGAGTTCTAGCAGGTTCCTGAGTAGGAGCTTCTTCCACAGGGGGCTGCGAAGTAATGCCTACCGTTTCCTGAGGCGTCGGAATTTTTGCACGCTCAGCAGCTTCAGCCTCTGCCTGTCTACGAGCATCTTCACGACGCTGCAAATCAGCCAGATCTTTTTGGCGCTGAACCTCAGCCTGACGTTGCGCTTCAGCAACTCTTTCTTGCTCTAGTCGTGCTTGCTCAGCAGCAACGCGCTCGGCTTCTTGTCTCGCGGCTTCGGCTTGACGACGGGTGGTTGCTTCTTCTTCCGCTATACGAGCAGCCTCTGCTTCTCGCGCTAATTGCGCTTCACGAGCAATACGAACTTGCTCAGCACGGCGAGTTTCCTCAGCAATACGCTGCTGTTCGGCACGCCTTAAATCTTCAGCACGGCGAGCCTCTTCCGCTTTTCTTACCTGTTCCTCTCTACGATTTACTTCTGCCCTGCGAGCTTCCTCAGCGCGTCTTGCTTGTTCAGCGCGACGAGCCTCTTCAGCACGACGAGCCTCTTCAGCTTTACGCGCAGCCTCTTGGCGAGCAATTTCAGCCTGACGCGCAATTTCCGCTTGTCGTCTTGTTTCAGCCTGACGCGCTTCTTCAGCCCTACGCACAGCTTCTCGTTGCTGCTCAATACGATCAATTTCTGCTTGTCTTTGAATTTCAAGATCACGAACGCGCTGGGCTTCGGCAATTCTAGCCAAATCAGCTTGACGAGCATTTTCTTGCTGACGAGCTATTTCTACTGCCCGATTCTGCTCGGCAATTCTTAAAGCATCAGACTCGTCAAGGTTAGCAGATGGAACTGCCCCATACGTATAGTAAGAAGGCTTCGGCTGATCGACCTTTAAACCGGGTTTAAAACTAAGATCAGCTTCATCTTCAACAGAACGTTTTGGTTTTCTGGTAGCCATTAGTCGAGCACCTGATAAAAGCGGTAAGCCCATTCCTGCCAATCATCGTAATCATACGGCGAAGGAGGATTTTGTTGCGATATTCCGTTAATGCTAATCAAGCCTGCACCCCAATTCTGCCATTCTTTTTCAGAGACAAGCTGCGGAATTGGACCATAGTTTTCCAAGTCAAACACGGTGTAGTCAGCCCAGTCTTTTAGACTGTGATAGCGCGGGTCAGTTAACAGGCTCATGGGTTTTCCCCAAGTATTGTGCCCGTAGCCGGTTCAACGTGAGCAATAATTTGACCCATTTGATAGTTACCATTAATGGTATTGCTTTCAAATTTAAAGCGCAGTTCGCGTCGAATTTCTCTGAAATACACAAGCTGCTGCTGTTTGTCTTGAGGCGTTTCGTAAACAATTTGTGGATTACTAGACACTTCTCCTGCCTTGGCATTAGCGCGTCCGGTAATTTCAACAGTCATGTTTCCAGACTGAATAAAGTCCGGCTCAATCATCTCTACGCGCAACGCCATGTTTTTTGGCTCTTCCGAAGCCACGAGAGAAAAATCTGACGTTTCAAAGTATGACCTTATGGGACGAATTTGATCGCCATTGATTTCGTTAACACCATATTCGTGCTGCCATACCACGTAGCCTTTGGGGTCATTGATAATACGTGGCTGACCATCTTCGGTTACACGACGCTCTGTGTCTTGTGTACCACGAAACTGCACCGTTTCGGTATCAATGATACCTGTCATCAATGGTGAGTTAAAAACCTGAGCATAAGCGCCAATAGATCTTCCCCCACCCGGAAGCTCTGTGTCATACCACGTATTCTCACGAACGTTATAAATAACGGCGTGACTGCATTCTGTTGCATTACCACGCGGGTAACACCACCAAATTTCACCCCAACGAGGAATCTTTACTGCAAAAACTTTTTGGCGTTGAGCGTAGTTTAAATTGTCATAGAACCAGTTTAAGTTCAGGCTGTTTGGAACTTCACGTACCACACCGTTAAACATCAAGAAACGGTCTACACCACACCAAAAATAAATGCCGTCATACTCAACAACGCTTTTTGCAGACAGAATGCTTGACTGCGAGGTAATGGTGTCAAACTGAAAAACCGCAGGTCCACCTACGTATGTGGCACGAACAACCGAATCCAATGACCAGAAAAGTCCAGCAGGCGCATTACCGGCACCGGCTCTAAGCGGCAAACCTTTTACAATCTTTTGACTTGTAACACGGGCAGCACCTGAGTCACCGCCGCTCCAGTCGTCCGTATATCCGGCTCTACTCCACTGAACAAAGCCGTCCGAACCATAAGCAAACACATAAGGAGCTAACGCTACAATTCCGCCAGAAACGGTAACCGCCGAAACAAGATCAAGCGGAGCCGTTCCGTTATCGTAGCCTCGGTACAAAGAACCATTGGCATCGGATGAGATGTCTTCGATGTCTCGCGCTACATGCGCCAAAATTTCATTTTGGTTTGTTGTGGTGTTATACGCTACATCAAATCCCCAGTTAGCATTAATGTTGCTTATATATCCGCCATTGGTGCGGTTATCAACAATGCTGCTACTGCCGTTTTGACTTAAGCGAAAACGGAATACACCGTCAGATGTACCGATGTGTACATACGTATAACCATTGTGATTGTGAATGTGCATGCCACGGGCAATGCCATCCAAGCGATCCTGTAGCGCACGAAACCCGCCAATCTTACGAGGCAGTCCACGTTGAAAACGAACCCACTGTCCGTCAACATAGTTACTACCTTCAAACTTCGTTCCGTCCCGCTTGATACCGGGTTCAGAGCGAACGATGATCGGCTGAAGAGGCATTAGTACGTGCCACCCTTAATTGGGTCTAAATCCAAGGCAACCTGCGCGGCAGCGGCGTTTACCGCCGTAAATACGGCGTTACCTACAGTCGTTGCGCCAAGATTAGTTCTTGCGCCAGAAGCCGTTGTCGCCCCGGTACCGCCTTGAGCAACAGAAAGCGGAATACCAATAGTTGATGTGTCCGCATCTACAACGTCTGTTCCGTCGCAATACAAGATCGCTCTTGCGTTTTGAGAAACCGTTACACCCGGAGAAGCCTGTCCGGCAGTGCGAATTCCAAGGGTATAAGAACCTGAAGTCTGGTTACTTATCCAGTACTGCTGAGTTGTCGTCGGGACAATAACATCACGATTACCAGTTAGTGTTCCGGTAAATATGTATGCTGTTTTGTTAAGTTCAGCAATGGAAAGCGTGTAATTGCCACTGCCAGAAATATCAATCTGAAGTACGCTAAAGGCATAAATCGCAGATTGACCAAAGCCAATCGTCCAAAACTCTATGCCATCGGTAATCAGAATGCACGAATCACCGGGCGAAAGAACAAGCGTTGTAGCGCCATTAATTAGTTCAGAGCTATTTGGATCAATCGTAAGATCGCCCGTTCCGCCATTACGAACCTGCAAGAACCAATCGTTCCCTAGCGTTGGCGCTGCCGTCAAAGAGAGCGTACCCGCGCCGCCTGTCCACACATACGCTTTTGCGCGATCACTTACACCGGCTGTGTAATTCCCGCTAAAGGACGATACCGGCATTGATTGGTTAAGCGTTGTTGAAATCGCTTTAAGACCCAACCCGGCAAGCGCCGCTGCGTTCGCTGCCGAAGCCGATGCACCATATTGGAACGACCGCCAAGTGCCCGACTGCGTGCTGTTATCCGTCAGGTAAATCTGAAACGTGCTGCCCGAAGTCGGTGCGCAAATCTGCACGCCCGTGCTGGTCTTGACCGTAAAGGTGTTAGAGCCAACGTTATTGAATAACACCGTTTGCCCGTTGCTGCCATCGCGAGCATCCGGCATCGTGATGACAAGGCTCGTCGTAGTCGGATTAACATCCATAATGGATGCCACGACATCATTTGACGGCGCGGTTTCTAACGGCCAGTCCAATACCTGATCAATCGTCAGGGACACATAACGGTACGAGACATCGCTTGGATAGATGTTCGTTCCGCCGAAAGTTTGAGTAAAAGTGGGCACTGTTAAGCCTCCCGACGATTCGTAGTCCGGTCAACAATCTTCTGCAAGTCTTCGCCATTCAACGCCGCCAAAGCGCGGTCGTAGTAGGACTGCCACAACTGCACTCGCTCATCGTCTTTAACAAATGGAGTTGCTTCAACAAGGCATCCGTACAACAACAAGTTTGGCGCGTACTCCGACAGCCAGTTGGTTTGATTGGCATCATCCAATAGCGGCGGGAGTTCGTAATACAGAATCTCTACCGGGTACGCCGCATTGGGCGTCGGGGCAAAGATCCAGTAGTTGTAATTGTAATCTGAGTAAAACTTTGGCCGGTCGGTTTCGGTTTCGTTGGGCCAATACTCACGCAGATATTCATACGATCTGGGGTAAATCTGAACCCGAGTATTGTTACCCGTTCCGGTGCCGATGTTGATGCTGATGGTATCGCGCCACCGATCCGGCTTGACGTATACAGCAACGTCAGACTGCATGGTCATCGTGACCACATTTTGAAAGCCTTGAATCTTTAGCTCACGCGCAATCCGCCGCTCAGCCAGCGTAATAAGGCGTGGAATCTGTTCAAAGACAATCGGGTCCGTCGCCCCACCACGCTCAAGGTAGTTGCGGATGTCCGACTGCAAACTGGTAAAGGTCATTGCGGCTGGCATTTAAATCTCCAATTAAGTAACGCGCCGCCATTCCGGCTTACCAATGCCACGGCTGAAGTGGGGAGTATCGACCAAGCGAACTCCATTCCCACCCCACGAATTAAGCGGGTGCAAACTTTCCCAATAAGCACCAAGCGGGGCAAGCTCAGCCTTGTCGTAGCACAACTTGCCATCTTTAAAAAAGTTCAAATCTACTGCTCGACGGCTTAGATGCAGGCTATTCATAGTCTTGCTACGACCGGCACGAACATGAATCTGTTGCTGCTCGGGAGTACGGTACAACTCGCCACCCGTCACTACAAAGCCGAGTTCCGTCGCCTTATTAACCAACTTGGCAACGTCTAAAAGAAACGCAGCTTGCTCAGCAACAAGACTCATTTAAGCGCCTCCTTGAGCTGATCCGCCTTGTCCTTACTACCCTGCGAGGAACCGAAGTAGTACGACACAATCTGTGTAGAGATTGCAGACAAAACCCCAAGAATGTAGATCAGAATATCTTTGCGACTGGACTCAACCGGAGTGTTGTCGAACATCACAACACCAAACAGAATGAAGGTCAGCAGCAGGATGGAAAGGGCAAGGACTGGGGTGACGATCTTGTTGAGCAGCGGTGCTTTGTCCGAGGTAGCGATTGCTGCTTCACGATCCCGAGCCGAGTCTACGTCCTTGAGAAAAAGTTCCGTCTTGGCCAAATCCAACTTGTCCTCTTCAATCCGCAGCCGCATGAGTTCTTCCTCATGTTCCATCTGCGCGATCTGAACCTTGGCCAAGTCTTCAGAGGACATATCCGGCTTTAACTCAACGCCGAGTTTATTCTCAACCCATTGCTTGCCCTTCGCGGAAACGGCGTTCGCCACGAGATTTAAACCGTTCGCAAGAAGCGGCTTTATCAAAGGCAGAAGTGCAGCAGGGAGGGGCATCGGTTACTCCTTATCCGCCTTGGCATCGAGCTTGTCATTAATGCGGTTCAGCATCGCTTTGATTTCTTCAATGTCAGCGCGGTAATCCACACGGGTCACGTAGGTCAGCGGCATCGCACGAACGTCTTTGTCCAGACGCTCAATAGAACGGGAGATGTTATTCAGAATCCAACCGCCGAAAAGCCCCGCGATTCCGATAATAATGTTGAATAAAATCTGCCCGTCTTCCATCACACACTCCTCAAAACTATCGACACCAACCAACTAATCACGGCTCCCGCCGATAACCACAATAACTTCTCAATCCAATCAACCCGTTTCTCAAGACCTCGGACCCTTGCCTCAACCGCTTTGATCTTGTGACCGTAGTCGGTCTTAATCAGGCGTAGGTCTTTTGTCTCGACCGTCATTTCTGCAACTTCTTAACCACAGCCAAGTTTTGATCTACCACGTACAAGTACACCGCGCACATGATGCCGGTCAGGACGTACATATCTAACCACCACAGCGCCCAGACCCCGGCTAACTTGACCGCGACCATCGTGGTGAGTGGGTCGTATCTCTCAAACAACTTCGCCAATATCGGATTAACCTCACGGCCTCCCAACCTCAACGCGGTCAACGTAGACCAAATATCGGCGGCTTGAAGCCCGATAAAGATGAAGAGGAAGGCCGTGTTCATTGGGTTGCCCCTACTGCTTGGTCTCTTCGCTCGGCTTCGGCATCTGCGCCTCCACCTGCGCCTTCAGTTTCTGCCAGAGCGGGAACCCGCCTTGTGAGGTCGGGAGGCTACCCAGCAGATTCACGATGGCGACGGCTTCTTCAAGCGTCATTTCTAACTTTGCTTCGGACATTACTTACTCTCCAATGCGGCGACTTTGGTTTCCAACTGTTCAATACGGGCCATGGCTTCTTGCAGGGCTTTGATGGCGGCGAAATAAATGTCCTTGGTGTAGACCGTTTTTAACGGCACGCCATCTTCCGGCGTTTCACCAAAGCCATCCGTATCCACCCACACCGGCTCAACGGCTTCCACCTGCTGCGCGATCACACCGACGTTGACATCATCATGCGTCTGGTCGTTGTACTTGTACGTAACAATTTCCAATGCGCCGATCTTGTCCCACATAGACGCAACAGGATTGATTTCTTTCTTTGTGCGAGCATCGGACAGGTCTACGTTGTTGGCTTGGTAGTTAGCCAAACCGCCGTTAGTGCGAATTTCAGCACGGACAGCCGTGCTATCCGTAAAATTAATAAACAACTGAGTTGTGGTATTTGGCGATTTATTTGGAATCTGGAAGTACGCCATTGAACCCGCAACCCATGCGGCGTTATCACAAACAAATTGCGCTGCATACCCGCCAGTAGCCGTAGTTCTTCCGTAAATTGCCGGAGAATTTGCATTTCCAGAAACAACGCCAAATTTTTCTCCGTTACTTGCTGATGTTTGTCCAACCAGCAAATCCCCCCCGCTCGTGATGGTGGCGCGTTGGGTGTCGCCATCTGCCCCGTCGTTTCCAAAGCACAAGGCACCGGATGAGTTTTCCCAAATTGCCGCAGCGCCAGCGCCTTCGTAGACGAACTGAATTCCAGAGCCGTAAGTAGCGGTTCCTTGGCTAATTTGAATGCGGTAATTGTTTGCGTCAGATGTCGTGCGGCCAATTAAAAGACGACCGCCACTATCCAGCGTCATCGCCTGCGTGAACGAGATGGTGTTGCCTGCGGTGCCGGAGGGGGCGGTGTACCATTGGTGCTGCCCGGTTATCATGTCGTAGCGGGCCGCTTCGGCAGTGGTTTTATAAATGTAATTTGAGCCGTTCCAGTAACTGTTATAAGCAACCTGCAAACGATTGGTTGCTGATGCAAAAGACGATATGGTGTTTACATCAATCGCCTTAAAACCACTCCACGCACTCGGCGTGACGCCCAGACCGAGGTTGCCGGAGGTGTCGAGCGACATAGCGTTTGCGGTAGAGCCGTTAACCCAAAAGTTGATACCTCGTCCAGTGCCCGCAGCAAGATACAAGTTGTCAGAGTCGTTAGTCGTGCCAAAAATTCTAGTTTTTCCGTTGGTAAGACCAGAAAAACCAACAGTCACATAAGGCGAAGAATAAGTACCGTCAGTGCTTATAAGAACTCCGTTTAATCGCGAAGTCCCGTTTACATCCAACTTTTGAGTAGGCGAACTCGTCCCGATGCCGAGGTTGCCGGAGGAGTCAATTACTAATCTATTGACGCTGTTTGTTACGTCACGGATTGCAAATCCATCATTAGCAACGCCCGGAATTTGACTGTTAATGCTGTACGCAATGTTAGACGCGGTTTGCAACTTGATTGCAGCAGTTCCGGCAGCAGAATAAACATCTAACTTTTCCGCGGGCGAACTCGTCCCGATGCCGAGGTTGCCGGTGTCGGTGATTCGCATACGCTCACTAGCAGATGTCGCTCCTGTTGCAAAAACAATGGGAGTTGCCGTTGAACTTCTCGGTTGCAGAATCAATGTGCCGTTTGTATAACCAGTAAAACCTGATGCCCAGCCAATTGCAGCATTTGCGCTATTGGACAAAAACCCAGACATCTCTCCAATTTCAAGGGCATTTAGTAACGAATTGCCATTTACATGTAACTTATACGCAGGCGAACTCGTCCCGATGCCGAGGTTGCCGGAGGAGTCAAGGCGCATTTTTTCTGTGCCTGCTGTAAATCCTCTGACTGCTTGATTAGTTCCGTCTAACAGCCAGCCTGCTCTAACACCAGAACCACCATTACTTGAATATACATAAGCGTCATTAGTTAAAAGAACATCATTTCCAAATGTTGCTTCTCCAGTAATTCTACTAGTTCCTGTTACGTCTAGTTTTTTCGCAGGCGAACTCGTCCCGATGCCGAGGCCCGTGGAGGTGAGGCGCATGCCTTCGGTGCCGTTTCCTGCCTCAAAAGCAATGTACGACGTAGGCGAATTACGCAGCATTTGGATAGTTGCGGTTCCATCGCCATTGCTAAGCACTACACCGCCGCCGGTAGATTTACCAGCGAAATACGTATAATCGTTTGAGGTTAGTCGGAACATTCCTCCATTTGCAGGAGCAGAGGCAACCGTCCCGTCAATTACAAATCGCCCATTAACGCCTAAGTTTGTTCCGTCAAATGTGATTGCACTCCCACTCGTCGCCACCTTCGACCCGTTCAGATACAGCACGCCGTTGGCGGTGCCGCCCGTCAGAGTCAGCGCACTGCTAATCGTGGCGGAGGTAGAGGTCAGATTCGTAATCGTTGCCGATCCGAACGTAGCATTGCTGAGCGAAAGACTGCTGATGGTCAAGCTGCTGATACGAGCAACCGTAGCCGACAGATCCGACACCGTAGCCGTCGTAGCAATCAGATTCGTAATTGTTGCGCTGCCCGCACGAAGCACCGTAGCCGAAACGTCCGCACAGGTTAGACTGGCCGGATTTGTACCCAGCTCCACGACCTGACTGCCGGAGGTAATCGTAAAGAGCCGCTTATCTGCGGTATTAACCGCAAGCTCCGCACCGCCTGCCGCGTTGGTCAGATTAGCCGTTGCCGGGATTGCGCCCGGGGTATCACTCTTTTTCGTCAGAATAGTAGGCATTAGTATGCTCCCCCGCTCAGGGTTCCTGTGGCATTAGCCAGATCCAAATAATAACTTCCCGTTTGCCCATCCAGCAAATCAGCATTCAGGTTGGTGACCAGCGTCGTCGAACTAATCACAAGGCTTCCCAAGGACAGATTCGTAATAGACGAACTGCCATACGACAGCGTGGTTCCCGAAAGGGTCGTAATCGCAGCCGAGGTAGAAGTCAGCGTCGTAATTGTAGCGGACGTAAAGGTCGCATTGGCGAGCGACAGGCTCGATACCGTCAGGCTCGTAACCGACAAATTGGTAATCGCCGCCGAGGTCGAAGCCAGTGTGGTGACCGTGCCGCTGGTTGCCGTCAGATTAGTCGCCGTCAGCGACCCGCTCGACAGGGTGGTAATACCCGCAGAGGTCGAAGTCAGCGTCGTAACCGTCCCGCTGGTCGAAGTCAGATTCGTCGCCGTCAAAGACCCGCTCGTCAGGGTCGTAATGTCCGCACTGCCATACCGGAGTGACGTACCCGAGGCGGTCGTAATCCCTGCACTCGTGCTGGTCAGCGTCGTAATGGTCGCGCTGGTAAAGGTCGCATTCACCAGCGACAGGCTGCTCACGGTCAGGCTCGTAACAGACAGGTTAGTGACCGCTGCCGAAGTCGCCGCCAACGTGGTTACCGTGCCGCTCGTAGCCGTCAAGTTCGTAGCAGTCAGCGACCCGCTAGAAAGCGTGGTAATCCCCGCACTAGCCGCGCTCAGCGTCGTCAAACTAGCCGAGCCGTAGCCTAAGGTCGTGCCCGTAATGGTCGGGGCGTTGAGCGTTGTAATTGTGGCCGAGCCGCCCGTCAGCGTCGTAATGCTGGCCGAGATCGCGGTCAGATTCGTAACCGTAGACGAAGTGAACGTAAAGTTGTCAATTGTGGCGCTGGTTGCGCGGAAGTTGTTAACCGTCCAACTGTCGCCGGTCAGCGTCGTAATGTTGCCACTCGTCGCGCCAATCGTTGTGATTTGTGCGCTAGACCCGCTAAGCGTCGTAATACCCGCGCTGCCAATGCTTGCCGTCGTGATGCTGGCAGATTGGACTCCCAACTGACTAATGCTGGCGCTGGTTGCCGATAGCCGAGTAACCGTAGCCGACGTAAAGGTAAAGTTATCAATCGTCGCGCTAGTCGCTTTGAGATTGGTAACCGTCGCACTCGTCGCCGTCAGATTCGTAATTGCGCTGCTAGTCGCTACGAGCGTAGCAACTGTGATGCTACCACCCGAAATAATGACATCACTAGCGTCTTGAGTTGCAATCGTGCCAAGACCCAAGTTAGTCCGTGCACCCGAAGCCGTGCCTGCTCCCGTACCGCCATGGGTAACAGCAAGCGTTCCAGACATCGTAATTGTGCCCGCCGCCGTAACCGGACCACCCGTAAACGCCAGTCCACTTACCGTGCTGCTGACATCAATACTGGTAACGGTGCCCGCGCCCGTAATCGTCAACCAAGTCGGTGCACCCGTACCGTTAGACGATAACACCTGACCGGGGCTACCTTGATTGCTCAGCGCAAAGTTCGTGCCATCGCTGTACACCACGGCACCAGCTACAGGAGATATTGCCGATCCCGTACCGCCACGACCTAAAGGCAACACACCCGTTGTCTTGGCCGTATCCGAAAGATCTACTGCCGGGTGAACGTGATCGCCACGCGCAATCTTTGATGACGTACCCACCGAAGCCACACCGCCAGCAACCGGAGCAACCGTCGCATAGTCAATTGAGAACGAAATGTCCTGAGCAAGATTACCGCCGCCAATGATTCCGCTGCCTGCGGTAACTTGACGCGATGTTGGAACCAATCCCGCCTGTGCCACGGAAACCGTCGATACGTTCGTTACACGACCCTTGCTGCTGACAGTGATGACCGGAATCAGTTGTCCCGTTCCATACGTACCCGCCGCAACGCCCGTCGTATCAAGCTGCGTATCACCGATGCCGCCGTTAGCTACAGCAATCGTAATGTCGTGCGAGAGCGTACCGCCGCCCGTCAATCCAGTTCCCGCATTAATCGCACGCGACGGCGGAACAGTCAGATTCTGATTGATCTGACTAAACTGAACCTTATAGGTCGTGCCCGCAATAACAATTGGAAAATAACCAGCCGGGTCCGCAACCGGAGCTTCCGGAAGGGATGTTATGCGGGCGGGGATGAGGTTGCTGGGTACCGTAGCCATCAGGGCACCTGCTGCGGTTCAAGGTATTCATCACCTTGTTCGTCAATCAAGAACGTGTTGCCGTCTTCACTAATGACACCATACGGCGCACTCGTAAGCGGCGCATCCGGGCGAACAAAAGGCAGCGTAATTCTTTCAGTCTGACGAGCGGGTAAACGATACGGGTCAAGTTGATCAGTGCATCCTTCGCAAACGCGCAATCCGGGAGCATTAGGATCTGGTCCAAGTGCCCCTAATGGATATTTAATTTTGCAGCGGTCACAACAACCAATTGCAGCATAAGTCAGACCGCGTGTATCAAGAAAAAGCGGCATTTATTTGAGCCTCCTTTCTTGATCTTTTGTTAGCCCAACCAATTTTTGCAGCATTTGCTCTTTGAGAAGAAATTTTTAATCTGTACTCTTCGTTGTTCATACGCTCACGAAAAGTATCTGAAGCTCTTTTTCTGCAATCTTTATACCAATCAGGATTAGCTTCTTCTTTTTTCATTCTTGCACGAGCAGCTTTTCCTCTAAGAGCGCGATACTTTTTATCAAACTCAGGGTCAGCTTCTCTTTTATTTTTAAGAATAGATTCTCTTTTATAAGCCCCTTCAGAAGAGCCTCCAAATTCTGAACCTACGTTGTAACCATTTGGCCAACGAGTGTTCAAAAGTTCCATTGTTTCTCTTTCTGCAACAGGTAAAAACTCTTCTGAAACTTCTTTAAAAATTTCAAATTTAAAGTTTTCAATTCCATCACGCACAATAGCTTTGTGTAATTCTTGGCAAAGCCTTCTTTTAGATCTTGCTTCGTACTTATGAAGCGCCCATCTTTGATTGCAATTAGAAGAACGACCAACATACTTCATGCCGTTCTTTAGGTTTGTAATGATATAAATGCCGCAAACTTTCATACGTCACTTCGTATACGGCGCAATCATGGGTGCCCAGTAAATCGGAGAATTATCACGCTCTTCATTCTCGGCCTGAGCCAACGCCTTATCCGCCTTCGCTTCCAAGATTGGCATCAATTGCGCATCCACTTCCGGAGTCTCTTCCGCAAGCTTGCTCGCCAGCAACGCAACAATCGCATCAAACCAACGCTGCGGAACTTCTAGTTCTTGCGTCATCGTGCCGACATCCATGATGTAGCGATGCCGCCATACCACAATCTGCTGCGTTTCCGCTGCCTGATTGGGAATCGGCCACAGACGCATATACGGTCGGTTGATCTGACGATCAAACCAGAACTGCAAAGGACGACCTTCAAATGATTTATTGGGCAGCGCCGTATAGTCATCGCGATTTAAACGCGCTATAGGGATTTCTGTAGGCGTGTTCCCGAAGAAAACATCTGAGGTCGAGAGGGTTCCGCTCGTCACACGAACGCGGAAATAGTCAGCAGTCTGCGGAGTCTCGGTATCTACCCAACTCCACTCACCCGCAATCTGAGTCGGCGCAGTCGTATCTTCAATCGTCTCAACAATTGTCCAGACCAACCCATCGCTCGACTTTTCAACCACATAAGGCTGCGCTACCGCTGCCCACTTGATGCCTACCGTCGTAACGGTCAAGCCCTCATCATTGTAATTTTGATACGTCGTTGAAGTCGAAGACACCGTGCCCGTTGCTTCTTGCAGCGTACGCAGATTGGTGTTGAGAAGATCTACGGTTCCCAACGGTAGCGGAACAGATCCCTGCCCTTCATAAAGCGGCAGCACCGTGCGCTCAATACACCAAAGCTGCACACCACGGTTCGCAAGATTGGAAAGAATCAGGTAAAGCTGGTCGTTCGCAATGTCGATCATCTCAGAGGTGATCTGTTGCGCACCAAGACGACAACGCCTGTAGGCATGGTCAATGACCTGCCTAGTTGTAAATTGAGTTGTCGAAACTGTACCGGAAGTTGCCATCAGGGTCCCTCTTGCGCCTTGGTCCGCTGCACCGAGCAGACCCTAATGACTGACAGACGTTATTTTAGCACTTGCCGCCGCCGTACATGGCCTTGCGACGCATCGGCATGCCACCGTGCGCTTTACGATCCGGCATATCAAGGCTCTTACCCGGCGCGTACTTTTCCGCACGCTCCATGGCTTCGCGAGCACGACGATCCTGACGACCGAGCATCTTGGCTTTCTTCGGGCTACCGCGATACGGACCCTTCTTATTTCCATAGGCAAGGTACTCGTCGCTAAACACTTCGCCGCCCTTGGCTTTCTTCATACTACGGGCTTCAGACAGCGCAATCGCCATGGCTTGCTTCGGGTTTTTTACAACAGGTCCCTTTTTAGAACCCGAGTGCAACTTGCCTTCCTTGTACTCGCGCATCACTTTGGCAACCTTGCCACCTTTGGCGTAAGCCGCCATTTTTGGCTTGCCGTAAGAAGACTTGGCATAAGTTACTTCTGGAACCATAACAATTTCCATGTTCGTGTTCGGCTTGCTTACGCTTTTTGGCGATGTTACCGAAGTCGGTGCCATGGCAGGTCCTAGCCCGGGCTTGCTTACGCTTTTGGGTGATGTTACCGAAGTCAGAGGTATGACAGGTCCTAGCCCGGGCTTGCTTACACTTTTGGGCGACGGCTTACCAACAGATCCCGGTCTGCCAATTGCTATTGCAGTTTTAGCAGGAGCCTTTTGGCCGCGAGCTTTTGTAACGCTGCCGCCAGAAGCGTAACCCTGACCCTTACCCATCTTGGGCTTGGACTCCATTCTTGCAGCGCCACGCGCCGGAGCATTCGGCATCGCACGAGCAGGCATACCCTTAGCAGAAGCCCCTGCGCGGCTCGGCATGCTCTTGTTGTGGAACCCGCCCGAAGCCGGGAAATCAAAATCTTTTACGTACTTAACAGCCATGGATTTACCCTCTCAAGAGATGCGCGCTTTGAGCGCCGCAAGTACCCCTCGCAGTCGCGCCTTTAGCACAATGAGTTTAATCATCAACCGCTCACGACGAGTCGGTGCGACCGGCTCCGGCAACGGATTTACTTTCACTTTACGCTTACGAACCACTTTCTTTTTCATCAGCAATCCCACTTACGTAGCGACAGCGCCTTGCGAGTCGGACGACCTTTGTCGTCTTTCATCGGTCCCGGCATTCCCGACATCCGGGCGCAGAATGATCGACGCCGTGCCGCTGCCTTAGGGGATTTCTTTGCCTGCCCAGCACTAACCGGCGGCTTGAGATTCATCCCTTCTCGCTTCGCACTGCGACGACCGGCTTCGTTCAAACCCCCCTCAGGATTTTTCCCAGCCTTACGCTGCCAAGCCGGACTCTTAAACGCGCCACCGCCCTTGGCAAACTGTTTCCATTCTGACCAGTCGCCTTTGCAGTTCATTACTTAACTCTCTGTATGTTAAAAATAACAGAGGGAACCTCAGGGGCTGTTACAGTCGCAGAAGAGTAATCCAAAGTAATATTGGTATTACTTACGGACCAAATCAACTGTATGTAGCTGCTGACGGTTATTGAGTCTAAGATAGTCACTTGACCCAATGTTTTACCTCCGTCCGCCACTTTCGGAACCGAAATGATCGACGCAGAGTTGGGAATGTTAGTCCCATTCTTTCTGAACCAGAAAGTCGAGGTGTGGTTGGTGGTGTCTGCGTTTGCAAATTGAAGACTGGCATTGATTAAGTAAATGCCTGTTGCAGCTACCGTGATGTTTGTACTGGAAGCAATCGTAATTCCAGAGTTAAATCCCGCTGCATTATTCATTTGAACAATGGTAGCGACGTTAGCTGATGCGGCCGTTTGATCAACGTGAGATTCAAATTGGCCAACAGAAAGGTTAGTAATCGTGTTAAACGGAACCGCGCCCGCCGTCACCGTAATCGAATCAAACTCACCGACCGCATTGTTGATCGTGACCGAGTTGATTACGCCGCCAGTGAGATTCAGCGAATCGCCTACGAAATTTTTGATCTGCGTAGCCGACGCCTTGACCGAAGTCGAAGACTGCACGCACTCAAAAAGCTCGCTTCCCCCGAGAGCCGTAGCCGCCGTAAGATCTGTAATCTTAACGTTAGCCATGGCTTACTTCGTGGACTGTTGGACAACGGTAAAGCGAACCGAACCCGAGCCGCTATTAATCCTCAGTCGAACCGCACGCATCAGCGTCGTCGTGAACTGAGTCTCGTCACCGGACGCTGCCGTCAAGCTGGCATTCGGATGTGCAACCGCAAGTTGCTGAATGCTGCGATCAAACGGATCTTCGTTGGTGTACTGCACCGAATAATTCACCGTGCCACTCGTCTTGGCAGAAATCGTGGTCACCTGATTCGGCGTGTAAATATCAAGCGGAATCCAGTCGGTGTAACCCGTAATCGCGTTACCAACGCTAATCGTTGCGCTCGTTGGCGCTGAAGCTAACACATTAGTCACCGTCGCAAACGCCAACGAACCCGTCACCGTGCCCGATGCCGTTACCGCAAGCGTTTCGATCTGTTCTCCACCGCCCGGGCGTGTGCCCGTGACAATGAAATTAACAGTGGCCGACTTTTCGCTAAATACCGTGAGATACGCCGGAACCGTTAGCGTGGCAACGCCGCCCGCTGCCAACGATCCATTGAGCGTAATCGCTCCGGACGCATTCAAAAGTTGCACTGCCGCTACGCTGTCCGCATCCGCCGCAGGCTGTGATCTTGTAAAACTAATAGGACGCATGGTTGCTTTCCCTCACAATCACAAGCGAAAGGGGGCCGAAGCCCCCTCACAATTTACGGCACGAGGCTGGAGTACAAACCGATGTAGAAAGTTGAGCTTCCTACCAAAACCGGAATGCGACCAACTTGAACAGACACGGTGCCAGAAGGCGAAGCCGTGGTCAGCTTGGTGCTGCCAATCGTCAGCGTGGTGCAGAGCAGGTTGGTGATAACACCGGAAGCGCTGCTGATCGTTCCGGAAACCATGTTGCCTTCAAAACCATTTTCGGATCGTACCGGACCCGAGAAAGTTGTTCTTGCCATTGCAAATTACCTCATGCACAAGTTGCCCATTAGTCTGTGCATCGTCCGCTAGGCCGGTCTAATGGGCTGGTTACACCTAGAACTCAAACTCCTTGCGCTTTGGCCTTTCTCTTCGCGAGCATCTTTGCTCTAAACTCAGGGTCAGCCCAACGCGCCTTCAACAACTCTGCCTTCGCTGCCCGAACCTCAGGCGTGTTGTACGCCCTTGAATACTCCCCTGCTTGCTTACGAGCTTCTTCACTCTCGTAATATGCTTTGGACTTTTTAGAAGCCTCAGCACGGCGCTCCGGAGTCGATTTCGCGGCCTTAATCGCTAATCTAATACTATCTCCTTTCTGTGTCCATAGTCTTTTTGTGGCTTCGCTTTTGCGTTTCTTTTCCTCCGGCCTAGCGTGTGCTTCAGCACGAGACGCAGCCTGTTTAGCCCGGTATTCCTCAGACTCCCAGTTCTCACGCATCACTACGCTAATCCGGTTGCGTACCTCTTCGGTGCGGCTTTTAAGAATGGCTGCGCGAAGACGGGCGCGATAGGCCGGATCGTTTCTAAGTCGATTTTGAGATTCTAAAATCCTTTGCCTATGCTCTGGATTTTGCCAAGCTTTCTTGATGATTTTTGTCATCATCTCTCGCCACTCAGGCGTAGAGCATTGTTCTCGTTTTTTACGTAACCGTTCTTCGCTGTACTTTAATCCTGCGGTACCTTGTCCGCCTCCGGTTAAATTACAAAGTGATCCTGTGCGCAAATCCCGTCGCCCGTATTGCGCAATTAAATCCCGCTCCATGGCAAAAGCGTCTTCTTCTTCGTCCATATACGCAGCCACGGTAATTTGCGGAACAAGACCCGCTGCCCGGATCTTATCCAGCACACTTTGCAAAAAAGGATTAACGCACCGACGTTCCCAGTGATAACTGGCGCGGTCTAAATCTACGGTGCCTTTGCCAACGTAGATGGGTTGAAGCCCTTTCCCCGGACGGGGATCAAGATAAACGTACACATAAAACTTGCCCGGCTTCTGCATGACTGCCTTCCTGTTTCCAAGTTGGCTAACATCATACAGAGCCGGGCAAGGATTTGTCTAGGAGAATAACTCCTTACAAATCAGAGACTTACAGACCAGCCGTACCGTATACGGTGCGGGGGTCAGTGAATCCCACAGCGTAACGTTCGGTCGATTTAAAGCGGGTGCTGTCAGTCTCGAAGTCGCCTTCCATTGACTTCTCAAGGCCGCGACGCATCATCAGCTTCAAGCCTTCCGGCGCGTCCGTCTTCACCCACCAAGCGGTGGTGGAGGTCAAACGCGAGAGGTTAGCCTGACCGCCAGCGAGGAGGCCCATCGACTTCACCGGGTTGATGTCGTTGTCGGCGGTGCCCGTACGGAGGACGCTCTTGAGGAGCACTTCCGCTTGGAACACGTTGGACGGCGACACAACGAGCTTCTCCGGGTTCAAACGGATGCGCTTGCCGTTGTTGTCAACAGCGTTGCGGATCTGAATGAGGAGCTGCTCAAGTGAGGTCTGCGAGAGAGCCGCCGGAGTCGTGAGCTGGTTGCTGAACGTTCCGTTGGCAATCGGGTGGCTGGTCGAAACCAGAGGCACGCCGTCGCCGCCGTTGAAGCCAGCGGTGAACGCACGGTTGAGGACGTTGGCGCAGAGGGTTTCCTTCGTCTCAATCAGCGACTGCGCCAAGTGCTTGGCATAGGTCTGACCGATACGGATGTGGTCACCATCTTCCACGAGCACCTTCGTGAGCGCGAAGGCAAGGCCATAGACCTTGTACACATAGCGCTGCAAGAAGAGCACGCCACCGGCCTGATACGTGACCGGCATACCGTCCGGAAGTTCCGGAGCAGCGCCGAACCCGTAGAGCACCGGCTCTTCGTGGTAGTTGCGGGGAATGCCCTGCTGCTGGACGAAGACTTGCTTCCACTCGTCAGCACGCTGGTCATAAACGCCATCGAAAGCCTCGTTAAGAATAGGCTCAACAATGGAACGAAAATCAGTACTGCGCATTGGGACTGCCATTTTCTAGCCCTCCTTAAAATGCAGCCACATTAGCGACGTACTGGTGCTCGCTAATCTGGACTTGAACGATGGTGAAGGAGTCGCCAGCGGCGTTCCCAACTTCCGGCGCAATAGCAATGACGCGCATGACCTTGTTGCCCGAAGTGACGAAGCCCGAACGGTCGAGCTGCGCGAGCGAAAGGCCAGTCGTGACGTTGCCAGAGTCAGCATTGGCGAAGTCCGCCTGATTGCTGATGTTCGTGACCGAAACCGAGCCGTTGGCCTGAATTTCGTACACGATGGCCGGGTCAAGCGTCACGTAGGCAACAATATCCGTGGCGGCGGTTGAGGCCGTCCACTTGTTGCTCACGCGGCGACGACCGTCAGCGTCGGTAAACTCGACGCCCATGAACGTACCGATGATGGGATCAGAATTTCCAGCAGCTTCAATGAAACCATCCGTGTCGAGTTTGACCGGCTGGAACTGGAAGATGTTGGAGGTGTAGCCCGTCTCAATCGTCATAGCGGTGGGTCGAATGATACCGCTAGGATGATAGGCAGGCCGAAGACCAAATGGAGCACTGGTCGCAGACATGCGTTAATCCTCACAAAAAAGATGTATGGCTAACATCATTCCCACACTTGTGGGGCACGACGACTAGCCGATTCCCGCATTGCCTCCATGCCGTCACCTTCGATCACATTTGAACCGGACTTCTGAGCCTGCTCACGCAGGAACTCGGCTGTCTCGGCCAGTCGGCTTTCTTCCCGAGCGGGCGCATCGTAATGCGCTTCCTGCATGTACTTTTTGTACAGCGACAGGGGAATCTTAAAAGCCAACATCTCGTTGACGCCAATAAACCCAATGTACTCGCCAGTTTTCAGCGTGGCATATTCCCAACCGGGAACATCCTCCGGCTTAATCGGCTCATATCCAAGCCGAATCCTGCCCTGTATCGAGTCCCTTGGATTCGTGGTTGTCAACCAGCAAGTGTGATAACCCGGAATCTTCGGCAAATCAGGCAACGCGGCCTGAAAAAATTGCTGTCGAAACATCTCAACGCGGTCATCATCGGAGATGGCTCTCTCCTCTACCACTGCGCGATCATACGCAGCACGACTTTCACGACCTTCGCCAAGAACCTTCTTCAGTCTTTCATCGCTCATATAACTCGCTCCCTTGTTTAGCGAGAAGAATTGTTACGATCATATTCAGCATAACGCTTAATGTACTTCTGACGCAACTCTGGGTTATCCCAGACCCCTGCGTCAACAAGTGCTTGCTTGCGTTCAGGGCTGATATAGATCTCTTTTCGGGTAGACGGCGCAGCATATTCGCGCTTACCACCGACTGGGGGACCACCGCGTTTTGGGGCGGCCTTTGCTTTGCGGGCCTCGTTTTCCACGGTGTCTTCTCCGTATCGGTGGGGTAGGCGTTTGGCTACACGGTTATCCAACTCAATCCAATAATCTTCCGTTGCCGGGTTAAACCCTTCGGAAGCAAGGCGCTTATCAATGGCCTGAACAATGGCTGAGTCCTCGTCGTTGCCCTTGGGGTCATACCAATCGTTGGCACCGATCCATTCCTTGGCATACGCCGCCACACGCGGGTCTGGGCCTTCTTTTTTCGGCTCCAGTTTGGTTTGGCTTTTAAGGGCTTCGAGTTGCTTGCGGCGTTCCATGAGCTGATCACGGATGGCAAGCGCCTTGGCCACATCCTCGCCCTGCCCCTGTTCAATGGCCTTGGCAATAATGCGGTCTACGGTATGGATTTCAGCACTCGTTTCGTTGAGTCGCTGATCCGCAGCCTGTTGGTCAAACTCAGTCGTGCGACGTTCAACGGCATTCAACCGACGCTTAAACTCTTCGTTCTCTGCACGCAAGAATGCCAACTCGCGTTCTTTGTGCTCAATCGCCGCACGGCGACGGAACTTACGCTGCTGGCGCTGCGCACGCTTTTCTTCGGGGGTCTGAGCGCGACGTTTACCTTTGTCGTCTTCATCCGCCTCATCAGCGTCCGCAAGGCGCTCATCGCCCTCGTCTTCTTCCTCTGTCGAAACCTCTGCTTCAGCAAGCGCTTCCTCTTGAGCAGGCTCCTCGGGAGGAGTTTCGGTAACGACGTATTCCTCTTGGGAACTCTCGTCGTCTTCTTTTAGTACTTCGTCCTTAGCCATGTGTTAGCCCTCAGATAAATGCTTTGATGGCAAGCGGGTCGCCGCTTACGCCACCTACGATGTCTAGATCGTTGAAGATCACAAACAACGCCTCTTCGTCGTTGCCGTAAGGAACCTTCCACCGATCTCCGCCGTACTTGGGAACCCGGACATAATCACCCGGTTTACACCAAGCGCCTTCCGGCCAAGACTCCATCGTGTTGCGATTCTTGAAGGCCAAAGGTCCAAGACTGTGAACCTTTGCGATCTGGGTATTCCAGACCTCTGTCTCCCGCGTTTCGCTGTGCAAAATAATACCCCCTGAAGAAGTTTTCTTCGGGCTACGAATTTGCACCAAAACACGCGAACCAAATGGAATCAAACCCGGCTCTACACTAGGAAAAGCCTCATCCAACGTTGTCATTAGAAATCCTCTCCGTCTTCTTCTTCTCTCAGAAGACGATCAATGTAAGTTAACGCGGCCTGCAACCCGGCGTAAGTGCCCACTGCCTTGCCATATTCAAACGAAGCATCCTTACCTTCCAGCTGCCGTTTCATCGCGTCGTGTGCGACACGAGCCTTGGCCCGCTCCAATTCGTCAATGATGCGTTCAATCATGCGTTTTGTTTACCTTTGCTAATAATGGCGGGCGTTGCTTTCGGGTCGCCCTTGACACCCTTCGACTGGTCAACCATGCCCTTCTTCGGACCACCATTGACCATTTTCTGTCCACTGACAGCCATACCCATGGCCATCATCTTGTGTTGGTTCATGTAATTGTCAGCCATAAATCACCCCTATGGATTGATACCCGTACCTGTTGAAACACCGACCTTCTCACCCGTAATGGCTTCCATCGCAGCAATCTGCTTAGCCGTGTCGTTATCTTCGCGGTTCGTAACCAACTTGACGTTAAGTTCCGCCGCTTGACGCTTATCAAGTCGCTCCTGTTTGAGCATCTCACGCTGCAAGTTGTCTTGCTGACGCTGCTGAGTTTGAAGTTCTTCGCGCTGAAGCTTGGCCTGCGCCAATTGCAACTCGGCCTGCTTGACTTGAATGTTGGCCTGATCCGCCGCCGTCTTGCGCTGTACCTCGGCCATTTGAGCAGCGGCCTTCGGATCTTGCGGCGCGTTCATGCCCTGCATCTGCTGGAGTATGCCAATAGCCTGCTGAACGATCTGCGGAATCGCGCCAAAAGCTTGTGATGCGTCAGGCACCACACGTTGAGATGCCGCTGCCAACATTTGGTCAAATGATTTTTTGACCTCTTTATCGTTCACTTTCTGGAACTCTGTAATGCTACGCCCCGCAGCATCCGAGGCCACTTCAAATATATGGTTCGCGTACCAAAGAGCGATATGCTCCTTGATGTGATTAAGAATCGTGGGGATAAACGTTCCCGACATGAGCATAGAAGAACCCAGAACGGGGCTCGTGAGATAATCCAAGTGAACTTGAATATGCGCAAGATGATCTTGTTCTGGGAACGCCGATATTGGACGCCCAAGCGTTGCAGCCACGTTTTCATTGACGGCATTTAACTCCTTGGGCGTTGGAGCGGGCACCAACAATTCTTTTGCGTTGGGCACACGCAGTTGTTTCAGAATGCGCTCTTCAACCTTGCGAATGTCATAAACCTGCGGCAAAGCAATCGCACGCTGAGCAATCGCCTGAACCTGAGCATAACGCTGGGCTTCGGAGAAAATGTTGGGGTCCGAAACCGGCACCACATCCATCGGGCCGTCAAAGTCAGATCGCTTAACGAGCAACTCGCCCGTCTCGTCCTTGACCTCCTCGTCCTCAAGATACATCTGGTTAAGTCGGTGCAGCACTTTAAGCGTTCGGCCCATCGCATCATGCAATCGCGCATGAATCGCAGAGAACACCGCCATGCCCTGCTCAATACGGGCGAGCTGAGTCCCGACCGGCATGTTGCCTTGGTTTTCAGAAATATCTTCTAACGTTGTACGAACAACACCCTTACCGGCTTCGACCAAGAAGCCAAGGAGCGCCATCAAAGTTTGCGAGGGCTGGTTAAACGGAATCGGCATCGCTATCTTGCGAATGTCATCGCTAAATGCGCCGCCTTCAATCTCCTTTACTTCCGTTGGATCAATGCGCTCGGACTGACCGCCTTCGCGACCGCCCTTGAGCTTGAGCATGCCGGGGAAGTTGGCAATGTGCGCAGAATCAAGCAATGCACGCAACGCACCCGTCGCCGCTGCCGAAATACCGCCAATCATCTGCGGGATGCCGATGGGGTACGCACCACGCCACGGGACGAAGGGGAACTCAATGATCCACTGCATCTCCTCCAGCGTTTCGTCTTCTTCGCGCCAGTTGCGATAGATGCTCAAAACTTTGCCGGTGATCTTATCGACCGACACGATGTACGGCGCTAAACCGTACTCGTCTTCCAAGTCGGCAATGACGTAAATCTCAAAGATCGTACGCAGCCCATCGTCGTTGTAGGCGTTGGAGTTGCGGCCTTCGATCTTGTTGTTGGCCGTCTCAGACTTGGAGTATTCCGGCTCAACCGATGCCAGCGGAAGATCGACATCGCGATACATCCCCGAACGCACGCGCTGGAGATACTCAATCTCCGTCACGTATTGAACGTGCGTCTTGCGCTCAGCGGAGTAAAAGTTCGTCGCCGCAAAGGGGAGGTAAATATCGTCAATCGCAATAAAAAGCGGCGTCGGACGCTTCTTGTTGGAATCCCAACTGAGCTTCAAATACTGAGCGCCACCGAGCGGCACTTGCGTCAGAAGCTGCTCCAACTCCGCCCGGAACTCGGGCATCTGCTGCGTCAACTGCCAATTGAGATACTTGGTCTTACGCTCCGCCTTCGCTACCTTTTCAGCGGTTGGCGTGCCAAAGATGTAATCCTTTGCAGGACCCTCAGGAGGGAAAAGCTCTTTGACGGCTCGGGCGGAGAAGTCCACGCAGACTTCTGTGAGCATCGGGTGCACGACTTTACTTGCGCCCTGAAACGAAGCGCCGCCCGGTGCATCATCTCCAAGTCCCGTCCGTCGTAGTCCCTCTTCATACTGCTCATCACGCTTCGACCGCGCTTCCTTATCCTTGGCAATCTGACCCAGCAAATCCTGCGCAATCTGATCCATTTCCCGCTCGGGCATGGACTCGGCAAGGTTCGCGTAAAACTCAGAATCCGCAGCCGGGGCAGATTCCTCTTCCAGACGCACAATCGCGCCGCCGTCTTCGGTGTCCTCTACCTCGGCAATCTCATCCTCAGGTAGTTCCAACATCTCCCCAAGTTCTTCTTGGGCTTCGTCAAGCGGCTCGTTCTCAGACGCCATAGGGGTTCATCCTCGGACGGGAATTAACAATGAGCCTCGGCTGCAACGGCTTAGGCTTACTCACGCTTATCATATCTTTATCCGCAAGGAAACGTAAACCTTGGGTGCAAGCGTCCATCAAGTCATCGTGCCGGATGCTGCCTTCGCCGCTAAAAGCGCAGAGTTGATAGAGCAACGGCTCCGCCCACGAGCGAATCTGACCCTTGCGCTTCTCGGACTCTACAAACCACACCATCCCACCGGCAAACAAGTGCGAAACCATGTGAAGACGGGTGAGTTTCGACGCTTTGCCCGGGTTGTACGCATGCGCCAAGATATTTTCCCGCGCCAGCATCTGCCGGAGTGAGATTCCGCTGCCCTTGTCTTCAATCACGATGGTGTCGGGCTTACGGCCTGTTCCCATCTGCCGAGACGGACCAATCATCGGCTTAATCATCGGCCTCTGACTGTCGTCGCCGTAATAAACTTCCCGCTCTTTGTGCACGCGCTTGATCAAATCCGGCATTCCGAGCCGGTCTTCCCAACAATCAAGCAGCATAATGTTCGGTTTGTCCTCGTTATAGAACAAACCCAACACCACACACGCACTCGGGTCGGCATCGGAGGTCTTCTTATCCCGCGTCTGCTCGGTAAAGGCGGTATCCATGCTCATTACGATGTGCTCAAACACCGGCAAGGGCTTTTTCGCAGGCCACAACTTGATCCAGTTGCGCTTAATGATCCCCTGCTCTTCGGGATTAAGCACTTCGGCGTGAATTTCCTGCCGTCCAAGCGTCGTGCCTTCAAATTTGAGCAGCTGTTGCTGAAAAGTCGGGGCCAAATTCGCAATATTTTCGTACGTAGACGCCCGAACGACCGCCACATCGTCGCCGTCGCGCTCAATGAGCTCGCGAATCAACGCTTTGGGCTTCGGCGTCGTCGTCGCCACGATTCTTGGGTGCTTTCCAAGACGCAAGGCAAACATAATCATGTCCCACGCCTCTTGGTCGTACTGCCACGCAGCCAATTCGTCGCACCACGCGCCATGCCACTGACCACCGCGAAGCCGATCTGGCGTTTCGGCGCTGATTCCTTTGATGAGCGAGCCGTTCTTGAGCACAATTTCCGAAAGCGAACGGTTGTATTCCTTCACCACACGCTCTGGAATCACACTCATCAGCCCCGAGTCACCCTCAAAACACGTATCACGTACGTCCGCAGAGGTCGGCGCACTCACGAGCCACCGGCTTTCGGGCTTTTGGTACGCCTGAAACCACAGCCACTCCGCTGCCGCACGGGTTTTACCTGCGCCACGACCAGCCAACATAAGCCAAATGGTCCACTTACCCGGCGGCGGGGCCTGATGCTTGTGTCTTTTACCCACCCACTCCGTATGCGCATTTAGCGCAATCAACTCCTCGGTCGTGAGTTTGTTCAGATCCTCAAGGATCTTCTTGCGTTTCGGGCTGATTGGCTCTTGTTGAGGCGCAGCCGTAGCCGGCGCAGTAGGGGAGGGCGGGGGTCCCTGAGCAGCCATGTTAGCGATAACGCGAGGTCTTCTTCGCTATCTTGGAAGGCTGCTTCACAAACTGCTGGCCCTTTGCCTTGCCCTCGCGCTTAGCCCTTGTCGTGGCTGCGTATTCCTGCGGGGTCAGCGACTTAATCGCAGCAGCGGGCAGATACCGCTCGCCCGTTTTAGACGAAGGTTTACCAGACTTTGTGCGCCAATCTTGCGCGGTCCAGTCCTTCAAAGATTTCTGAGGTGCACGCATGGCTTAGTCCCTGTATCCGCCGCCTTTTTCTTTATAACGCTTGGCCAATAGCTGAGCTTTGCGGGCTGACCATTGACCTGCGGCGGTGCCTTGTGTGGCCGATGCCTTGATCTGATTGAAGAGCTTCTTGCGCATCTCGGGCTTTGTGTAATTGCCCGCTGCGTTAACTTTGGATTTCGTTGCCATGTCCGTCCACACTCCACGTTTCTGTCTGACGTTTTAGCCTCGGCCAATCCGAAGCCGTAATAAACGATTTGTCTTGGACTAACAAATGATTCGTAGGTTGCGCCGTAAAGCGCCCGTTGTCCAGTTTGATGAAGTAAAACTCTTTGCTCTGCTCTGGTTCCGCGCTAAAGCCATCGAGCATTGGGATCGCTGTGAACATGTAGGTTCCTGCGCATTCCAGCTTAGACCGCAGCCGGGTCTTGATACGGGTCCCTTCAAGAAAGGGATACTCCAGCACGCTGAATTGAATGCCATAACAATCCCAAGTCTGTGCGTCGGCGGGGTCCCAGCGTGTTTGTGTGGGGAAATGCGCGAGTCGGTGCAACGGCACGTTCCGGTATACCGCCCCGCATTCAAGCATCACATGACAGCCCCAAGTGCGACCGGGGTGGCTCACGATGCCAAACCATGCAACCCGCAGCCAGTCGGGGGTCCCTAGAGCATTCGGCTCAACATACGCATACGTGTGGCGGGGGAGGGGGGCGGCGCCTGTGTAGAGCATGTGCAGAAGGTACCACAAGGGGGTTGCGTCCGAAAGTGGGAGTAGTGCGCGGGGGTGATATGTGCAGATGGGACCCATGACCCCACCGGCCAAAATCCGCGCCCGCCCGCCCGCCACCGCCCGCCGATTCGCTACCCGTTGCGACTACCCGCGAGGGACCCATGACCTACGCGCCCATTCGCGCACATTGTCGCGCCGATAGCGGTACGGATTGCAGCGGTACAGATTGCAGCGGGAACTACTGGTCAAAATTGCATAGCAACGGAGTACATCATCTGACTATTGACAACGCAACCGGCTAGCGTCAATCTACGCGCGTCCGATAACTAATAACTTAGGAAATAGCACAATGAAAACTAATCTTTTGAATATTGACGCAAACCCAAAAACGATAAAGGGTCAAAAGCGCGGATACGTAACCGGGGTTTTATACCTTGCGCCATCCGATAGTTCCGGCACTAACGTATGCGGGCTTGAGCACATTGCAGAATGTGTAGTCGATTGTTTGAACTATGCGGGTCGTGGTGGCATGTCTCCCGGCAATGCGAGCTTCGATTCTAATGGACACGACATGCCAGACAACGCAATCCAGAGAGCGCGACTGCGCCGGACGCATTTTTATTTGTCTGATCGTGCCGGATTTATGGCGCAATTGGTTTCCGAAATTGAAAGCGCAAAAAAGTATGCGCGAAATAAGCGCAAAAAATTAGCCATCCGATTAAATGGGACATCCGATATTAGATGGGAAACCGTGCCATGTGTTCGCAATGGTCGCGACTATCCGCACATTTTCGCCGCATTCCCGGAATTGCAATTCTACGACTACACCAAACTCCCGAACCGTCGCATTGCGGATATTGCGAACTATGCGCTCACGTTTAGCTACTCACATGCGAAAGCTTTCGCGCCTATCGTGGTCCGCGCTTTGCGCCACTATGGTTCGCGGGTCAATTTCGCCGCTGTATTTAAGGGTACATTCCCGGCGACGTTTTTAGGTCGCACAGTCGAGAATGGCGATTCTACTGACCTAAGATTTTTGGATAAGCCCGGTATCGTGGTGGCATTGCGCGCAAAGGGTCGCGCTCGCCGTAGCCTGTCGAATTTCGCCGTACCCGCCTAATAGGGAGAATCACATGGGAATCACCATACGCAAAGTACGCGCCGGTAGCTGGTACACGTTCGCGCCGGTAGGCATGGACCTATACGACCCAAAAACCACGCTAACGTCCGGCGATATCGTGCAAGTAAAACGTGCGCCGGGATGTCCGCCACCGAACACGATGGGACATTGTCACGTTTATGACGCAGCCGGAAAGCTTCGCGGATTAGTTTTAACCAATAGCCTACAGAGGGAAAGCACATGATCACTTTTCGACAATTCCGTAGCCTAGTAAATGCCGAAGTATCGCGCCTGTCTGGCCTGTCGCTGGCCTGTCTCCCGGATGTGGACCTATGGAGTTATTACGACGAGGAGTACACGCTAGCCGAAGCGCAGGATGCTGCAAAAGAAATCGCGCACATGGTCCTACTTGACGAGGGATTCCCGGCGGATCTACTGACCTAGCCGGATATAACAGGGTGCTATTTTGGGGGTGCTAGTCGCCCCCTTTTTTTTCGTCCTCAAGCTCGCCGTCTATCGTGATTCCCTTTTCCAGCGCACCGGCTAGGCCGGTCAGAATCGCGGCGCGGTGTTCGATTTCAATCGGGCCGCCGTCTTTGCCGGTTAGCTCAACCTGTTGTCGGTCGCTCCAGCCTAGCCGCGCCTTAGCGAGAAATATCGCCGCCGTGTCGCTCCCACCGATTGCGCGTTGCGCGAGAGACTGGACCACCTGCGTCATCATGTTGGTGCGCCCGTGCTTCATTTCGTGGTCGTAATGGTCGGTGATCGTTTCGGGCGATACCTTCAACGCCTCGCACACTTGGCGCACCGTGAATCCTGCAAGCGACATGGTGGCGATGGTCTGGGCGATGGTCGGGTTGGGATGCGTCCCCTTGGGTCGCCTTCCGTCTTTTGTATCCGTTACGTTATTTAGTAACGCTTTGTCGCCTTCCGCATTTAAATCACTTCTGAGCGGCTCAATCGCCACCCCGCTACCTACCCCGCGCCCCTGTGCTTCCGTCGCCTCTCTCGCCTTCTCCGTCATCTTTACGCGCTCCTGCTTAACAGCCCGTAGCCTTTGGGTGATCGCTCGCCCGATTCCGATATCTGAATGATAGCATACAACGCAAAAAAGGCCGCGAGCAATTAATTCTAGGGGGTTAGAAAGAATTCAAATGATGCACATCATTCGGAAGCCTCGTAACCCCTTGATCTCAAAATCGGAAAGGTCTTATAAAAAGATATATTAATTAATATATTTCTTTCTGTAAGACGCTCTCCCTGTCTGTATATCCGTACAGTGCTTTTCTTGCCAGAATGTCTAAGGGGCCTAAAATTTAATAAATATATGCATTAATTCCCCAATTACTCAAAATTGCTTGAGAGATCAAGCGGCTACGGATGCTCTGTAACGGCGGTACAACGTCAATTAATGCTTAAGTTCATATTTCCCCCATACCCACGTTGCTAAACCAAGAGACTGCTTGGTATGATTTTACAGGTGCATGACGTACTATCGCTTCATGTACTATCGTGGCGATTTCACTATCAGAGGATTAATATCATGGCGAACAAAGGACACTATCTGGAAGCTCTTTTAGATCTAGGCCAAGCGGCAACGGTGCGCGAGGTTCACGCTCACGCGCTGAAGTTGTTCGGCCCCGAAGTGGTACAGGGCGACCGTTCAAGTTGCCGTCTTTCTCTTGAGAGGCATCGTGCAAGCGGCAGGGTCACCAAACAGGCAGGAAAGTACGAACTGACCGAAGCCGGTCGGGATCCCGTGTCGTATTTAAACGCTCGCATTTGGAAATTGGAGGCCGAGGTAGGCCGGTTGCAGGAAGAAAACTACGTCCTGCGGCTGAAGATCGGAGGTGGATCGTGAGTAAGCCTGTCAACTACATCCGATTGCTGAAAGGTCTGGGCGACAAGGCATCGCCCGAAAAGATGTACACCTACGGCATCGAAAACGGGTTAGTGGATAGCGACTTTGAGCAATTTAAATCAACGCTGACCGCCAGTATTCGGCGCGGTCATTTGATTGAGACGCGAGATAACGAAGTCATGCGCCCGTATGCAAAAGCCAAGGCCCCGCATCCTGTGTCGCGTAAAGAAGCCAAGAACTTGAGCGACATGATCGACGTATTGATTAGACGCTTAAACGGGCAAATAGATTTCACCTTTGAGGTTGATGCCCGTGAAAGCGAGAACAACCTTCAAGTCGTTCGGCAACTCATGGAGTTTGAAAAGCGACTGGAAGCCCTCGAAAAGAAACTTTCTTAACCATCCACCACGCGGTCGCTTGTGTGTTGACACCATGCAAGCGGCTTGCGTAATCTATCGATAACAACAACGGAGATAGCACGAATGTACAAATGCTCCAACTGCTCCAAGGAATTCGACGAGCCAAAGCACATTGTCGAGAGAGAAATCATCGACTACGGCATCGGCAGACAATGGGTAACGCTCTTTGAGGGCAACGTCTGTCCCTATTGCGAAAACACCAACTACGCCGAGGTCGATGAGAACGAGGAGGAGATTTAAATGGAACTCATCCCCCCGCCGCGCTTCCCAAAGCGCAAGCCGACCAAGGACGAGGCCAAGCTCGTCAAGCGGTTGTCTGACCTCATCAATTACTGCAACGACACACGCCGTCCGCTCACCGAAGGGGCAACGGTTGAACCGATACCGGCTACGGAGCCGACATTTAAACAACAGGAGACATGAGATGCACTACCAATACGAGATTGGACAACGAGTCATGTGGTCTGGAGGTTGGGGCACCCGCCCACCTGTCGCGGCCACCATTACCGGCAACGGCGAGAAGAACGGCAAGCCTGTTTATGACTTGAACAATGGGCATTGGGCTTACGAGTACCAACTGCAAACGATTGACGCGGATTTCCCGCAAGAGGCCGCATGAAAGCCTACAACGTAACGATTCGGGCGACGGTGGTAAAGACTTTGCGCGTCGAAGCGGAGGATGAGGATATGGCTTATGTATTAGCGCACGAAGATTTCACCGTCGATCTGACTGATGACCTTGAAGATTACGAAGAAGAAACCCTGCGCGTGGAGGAGGCCGCATGAAAAAGCGCAAAGTCACCGACCGCAAACCCGCCCCCGATGTTCTCTCGCTTGACAATGACATCAAAGTGGCTGCGTTGCTCACCACGGCTGCGATTGTCACCAACCGTGACGATGCCTCTTTCTTTCTGACTTCACTTGCCGAGTCGATCATTCGCGCACTTCCGAAGCCTTTGCAAACTGGCGCGGAGAAGCTCATCAAGAAGGACGCGCTTAAGTTGCTGGAAACGATTGACGGCAGCGCGAAGCCCCGCAAGAGGACCAAAGCATGACCCCCACCGACTACGAAATTGCCGCAAACGTGGCGTTCCTGCTCATCCTCTTTGCCGCTCTGGTCTTTATCTTTCGGAGGCACTTGTGAACCCGCTCAATTTAAACCGACAGGCTCTATCGCAACTGATCTGGCAGCGCATCTTTGAGAACGCGCAGATGGTGGAGTACGTCCGTCCCGAGATTACGGCGATGGCGCACGATCTGGGGCGGCTTGAATCAAAAGCCAGTAACCCCACGGGCAGTATCTCTGTCTCGTCCATTTGGGCTTTGACGGCTACGGCGTACTACTTCAAGCCCAAGACGGTGGTTGAGGTGGGAACGTATATCGGTCGCTCCACCTACGCGCTCTCCGAGGGCATGACCCTTGCCAATGTAGAGGAGCCAGAGATCTACACCTGCGATTGGAACAACGATATTGCGGTGGAGAACGACCCTGCCTTTACCACATCGCCTACGGTGGTCTACCGCTACCCCCGCCAGAGCAGCACCGAAATGTTTGAGGATTTGGTTGAGAAAAAACCCCCCATTGATTTGTTCTTTCTAGACGGTCGGCTCTCCGAAGGCGACGTTGAACTCATCAAGACGCTGAAGCACCGCGATACGTTCTTTGCGTTGGATGACTTTGAGGGGCTGGAAAAGGGCGTTGCGAATTATTCTCTTTTGCAAAAGCTCACGCCGCACTTCTCGCACATTCTGGTCTACCCGCCAGATCGGGAGACGCTCGCCCGCTTTGGGCTGCGGGATCAATGCACGACCGCGCTCATCCTTCCGAACACTCTCTTTCGACTAACGGCGCAATAGCCTTCTACCTTACGACAGGTGCTTGAGCTTGTATAAGGCACTCAAGTAATGAGAAACGATCTCGTCGATGATGTTTTGGATGGCGGTTTCTTCTGGGTCACAGAACTCGAAGCGGCCCTTGCCGATTTGCTCGACTTGATCTTCCAGAAACTCTACGAGGTCGCGGTTCTTGTCGGCAGACATCAAGGTAACCGGCCCCATGAGGCCGTGCCGTCCTTGCCAAGCCTCTGCGAACGAGTCGGCAAGGTCTGGAAGCCCCTCGTAGAACTTCTGGGTCGCTTTGTGAACGGCATACGAGGGCGTATTTAAATGCACCGAGTGGGCAACATCCCGTGCCAGAAAGAGGAGGCCAACGAAATCGGCGGCTTTCATGCTCATGGTTCTAGCGTACCCCCACGGCTGCGGATTTTCAATGAGGGGCTTGCGTTGCCCTATGTAGCGGCATAGACTCAAGCGGATTGTTAACAATAAGCATTAGGAGAAGCACATGACACACGAAGAAATGCCCGATTTGACCGACGAGCAGATTCAAGAACTGGATGCGGCGATGTCTGAGTTTGTGGAGTACGAGAAGCAGATGGCGCGGCAGGAGATGGAGCAGGAACTTGCCAAGGCCGCGCAGAGAACGACCCTGCAATATGCGGCGGCGTTCGATCACTTTGCGAGACTGATATTTAAATGAACTTCCGCGAGCAGTACGGCCTTGCTCCGAAAGCCTCGCCCCGTTGCCCCGATTGTGGGGTGGAACATCGTGGTCGGTGCTTCTTTCTGAGGAGTCAGAACTACCGCTCGAAGGTGACGCCCGAGCAGATGGAGCGATACCGCCGAAGCTTTGTGATGCGGAAGCTGATTAAGCGATTGGGAGAGTTTGTCGATGAAGCAAGACGTACCGATTGACTTTGACGAGCGGGTTGCCAATGCCGCGTTGCCGAAGACCGACCGGCAGCGATTGGTTGAGCAGATCGTAGCGTTGCAACGACAGATTTACTTACTGGAGCGAAAACTCAGTGAAATGGATTATCAAGAAACTTTTAATTTTAACCGGCCACCATCTCGCTGAAGCGGATTGGCGATGGGTTCCGCCGCCCAATTGCCGCTGCTCGCGTGGCAAGCAGACCAATGCCAAGTATGGAGATTACTGGTGAATCACAAAGAGTACATGGTGGATCGTTTAAACGATCAAATTGAACTGCTGCGGCAGGAGAAGGAGCGCATGCGCTTGGAGTTTGAGCATCAAGAAGGCGAACGCACCATTGGTGAGATCATCCTGTGCATCATCATGTTTGCAGCGGGGTGGGCATTGGCGGTGGCACTTGCATGAAAATTGAAATCGACGCCGACATCACAGAGCAAGTGACGCTCGCTCAGTTGCAGCACGCTTTGAAGGGACTTGACCTGTCTTACAAGCAGCGCAAGAAGAACAACAAGATCATGTTCTTTCACACCAACAGGGCAACGGATCTTGCCGAGATCAAGCGACACATGGACGCATTTAAATTGGTCATCAGTTACTACAAGGTGCCGGTGTGACCCGAAACTTTTGGAAACGAGTCGCAGCCGTTCTAATCATCGTGACTTCGCCAATATGGATTCTGCCGTACATGATTGGCGTTATGTTTTTTCTTTGGTTTGGGATTGCTTATTACGATTTATGCAAATCACTAGGAGTAAAAAAATGACCCGCGACGATATAACAATGCCGATGAATGGAATGATCATCAAACAGCCGGAGTACGACTGTCCTACACACGGCACCGTGGTTAGCACTATTACATTCAACCGCGCTGATACTGGAACCGTGCGACGGTTCTGCATAGAGTGTCTCTTTGACAAGATGATTGAAATTGGCGTGTGTGAAGTGACGGAGAAAAAGACATGACCGACGAAGAATTAGGCCAACTGATGCAACAGTCTTGGAACGAATACCCCAACGAGTGGAAGTTTGACACGTTTAAGTTTGGGCGACTCGTTGCCGCAGCCGAGCGGGAGGCGTGTGCGAAGGTGTGTGAGAAAGCCGTGGAATACAATCCAGACGATGCCGACGTAGCCTTTGCATTTGCCGCCGCCATCCGTGCGAGGGGAGACAAATGACCCTCCCCGTGGCCGCCTTCTTGAACAAGGACTACCAGCTTCTCTTTGATTCTGAGCAGCGGTTTAAATCCTTTGCGGCTGCGGTAAGTCATATCGCCAAGGACTTGCAGATCAATACCGCCCACGGTCACGCGACCTTCCACGATGACTTGTTGGTGTGGTTTCGCAATCTGTTCTTTCTGACTGACGAGCGGTTTCAAGCAGCGTTCAGCGAGTTCAACGAGGACACGACCCTCCGCGCTCGCATGTGGCGTATTTATAACCTGTGCTGGGCGTTGAACCAAGGTTTAAACGTCGCGGGTGATGTGGTGGACATTGGTTGTTACGATGGCAAAACCACCAAGGTTTTCTGTAACTACAATAATCCCGAGGTACTGGGGCGTAACCTGTACGTCTTTGACTTCTTTGATCACGCGCCCGAGGAATCCCGCAAGGCATCGCACGGCCCCGACTTGGCAGCGGTAGTCGAGAAGCGATTGAAGGCATACCGCCCTGTCGTGGTGGCGGGGAATGTGACTCAGACTATTCCGGCTGCGTTGCCGGATCGGATTTGCTTTGCGCACATTGATTTAAATTACGCCGAAGCCGAGGCGCATGTATTCCCCGAGGTGTACGCACGGATGGAGCGTGGCGCGGTTGCGGTGTTTGATGACTTTGGATTTCGGCGTTATCGGCAATCGGCTGAAGCGCATCGGGAATTCTTGTCGGACAAGCCGGAGAAGATTCTGGAACTCCCGACCGGCCAAGGACTTTTTCTGAAGGTGTAATGATGAATCTATTTGTGTTCTTTCATGTGGGCGCGGACCTGTCGATGCCGACCAAGATGGTGCATTCGCTGAAGTCTGTGATGCCGGGTGCGGAAGTCGTGATGTGTACCGACGAGGCGACGCCCGATGTTGAGGGTGTGAACGAGGTCAAGCGCAGCAAGGGTGACGCATCGGAGATGATGTACTGGCGCACACGGGCGTTTGCCGAGGCCAAGATCACGCGCCCTGCGATGTACATTGATACGGACATGCTGTTCTTGTTGCCTGTGAACCCGGCTGCGTTATTGGCAGAGCGCGAGGTGATCTTCTGCCGCCGCTCGTTTGATCGGGACGCGGGGTTCAACGGCAAGCAGCGCGATGGGATGTTCAAGCAGTACGACGGGATACCGCTTGGGGTGTTGTACCCCTACCTTGGCTGCGCGACTGTGACCAAGAACTACCATGCGTGGAAAGCCATGACGCTTTTGATGGGGCTAATGAACCGGAACTTGCGGTCATGGTACGGCGATCAAGAAGCCCTCAAGGTGTATTCGCAGATCCTGTACCCCGAACAGGTGGGCGAGATGCAGGAGCTCGACTATGCTTGCCTGCCCGACAAGGCTCCCGAGGGGCATGTCCCCCACATCATGCACTTCAAGGGCGCGGCCCGTAAGCAAGCTTTTTTGAATTCGTTTTAGGAGACAAGGATGAGCGAAGAATTTGATTATTTGAAGCTGCCCGAAGCCAAGCAGGAGGAGGAGGTTTGGTGCACGATTGGTGAGTCGGGCAAGCTCGACGTATTTAAATGGGACTTCGTGGAGCGACAGGCTGCGGCGTACGACCGGCATCCGGCGAATCTGCCGAGAGATAACGCGCAGATCATTTGCAAGTTAGCGGTGCTGATTCGTGAGCAGACCATTGAAAACTGCATGCGGGTGCTTGGCAAGTACAAGGAGCACGCCGTTGATAGCAGCGTGATCTTTCTGAAGGAGCCAGAGGTTGATAATGAGTGACGAAGGCTTGCGGATCTTTGTCGGCTGGGACAGCCGCGAGGATATTGCGTATCAAGTCTGCAAGCGCAGCATTGAGAAGCATGCGTCGATCTTGACGGATGTACGTCCGATTAAGCAGTACGAGTTGCGTGGGCAGCGGGTGTATACGCGGCCTGTGGATACGATGTCATCGACTGAGTTTTCATTCAGCCGTTTCTTGACTCCATATCTCGCGGGGTACACCGGCTGGGCGGTCTTTGTAGACTGCGATTTTTTGTTTCGCGGGGACGTTGCGGGATTGCTTGATCACGCCGACCGGACAAAAGCGTGCATGCTTGTAAAGCACGACTATCGGCCTACCGAGGCCGTCAAAATGGACAACAAGCCGCAACATCAATATCCCCGAAAGAACTGGTCTTCGATGATGCTTATCAACTGTGCGCACCCACAAGTCAAGGCGTTGACTCCGGAGGTCGTGAACAGGGAAACTGGTATGTTCCTGCATCGGTTCCAATGGCTGACCGACGATGTGATTGGCGACCTGCCGATTACTTGGAATTACCTAGAAGGTTGGTACACGAGTAACGACTGCCCGAATCCACAGGCGGTGCACTTCACCCGTGGGGGTCCGTGGTTCATGGACTATAAGAACGTGGAATACGCCAACGAATGGAACCGCATTGCGGCAACGATATGAAACTGACCAAGAAAGAAATCATTGTGGAAGTTGAGAAACGCTTTCAGGCCAAGCGGTATGACGATGCGTTGGATTTGTGTAACTACGGCATCGCCAAGCACCCGACGAGTGGGATTCTGCACCGTGCCAAGGCGAAGCTCCTTCAAACGATGGGTCGGTTTCGCGAGGCGATTAAGTCTTACACGCTCTTGACCGAAGCCAATAACACGTTAGCGGAAGACTTTTACAACCGGGGCATGTGTCATAACGAACTGCAAAAGTACGAAGAAGCGATTGCGGATCAGACCGCTGCCCTCAAGGTTGACCCGAAGTACCACATGTCGCACATGCAGCGTGGGGCGGCGTACTGGGAACTGCGGCAATGGGATAAGGCGTTGGAAGACTTCAAGGCTGCGAAAGAACTTAGACCCGACGACCCGAACTCCAACTGGATCTTGGGGTTGCTTGCGCTACAGATGGGCGACTTCAAGACGGGGTGGCCGAACTATCACACTCGGTGGCAGAGCGAGCGATTTAAATCACCGCGACTGACGACGAACAAGCCCGAGTGGACGAAGACAAGCGGAGCCAAGAGCGTCCTTGTCTGGGGGGAGCAGGGCATCGGGGATCAAGTGATCTATGCGTCGTTGCTCCCGGCTGTTCGTGCTTTGTCCGAGCAGGTAACAGCGATGGTCGAGCCGCGATTGATCCCGCTTTTCTCACGCTCAATGCCGGACATTGAGTTCATCCCGAACAACTCGCAGGTCCCGGCGGACAAGCACGATGCGCAGATTCCCTTTGCGAGTCTTGGGGCATCGCTGATTGGTGAGCTGCGGGACATCCCGACCTATGCCAAGCGCAACTTTCTGAAGCCCGACCCGGAACGGGTAATCAAGCTGCGCGAGGAACTCGGGATCAAGAACGGCGAGTTTGTGGTCGGTATTTCTTGGGTCAGCGCGGCCATCAAGATTGGTCCGCACAAGAGCATGACTTTGACGGACATGCTGCCGATCTTGTCGATGGAGGGTGTCCGCTTTGTCAATCTGCAATACGGTCATGTGAAGCAGGACATTGCAGACTTTGAGGAGAAGTCGGGTATCAAGATCCTTCAGTCAAGTGTAGACAATTGGAAGGACTTGGATGGTCTTGCCGCGCTTTGTAGCGTTTGTGATGTCATCGTGTCGATCAGCAGTTCTACGGTTCACATGGCCGGAGGTATCGGCGTACCCGTTATGCTGATGGATGCTAATAAACTCTGGTACTGGGGCAACAAGGACTCAGAGGGTCATAGCCTTTGGTATCCGTCTGTGAAGATCTTCCCCCGAGGCAATGTTATTGCACCGTGGAAGCCGCAGATTGAAGCTGTAGCCTATGAGATACACACGATGAAGAACAGGTCGTGAGTTGGTTCCCGACTATTGCGCTTGCTGCCGGGTGCATTGCCGCATCATGGCTATTGGGCGGTGAATTGATTGATGCCGTTTTGTTGTACTTGCTTTTGATACTGATTGACAGAGAATAAAACTTAACACAAGAGGGTTGCTTTATGTACGATAACATATCCCCTCCGGGGGCGTGGAAAGAGGAAATGGAACGGGCACCTTGGGGCTACGGGCAGGAACAGAATAAGCGGGTGCAGGACGCATTGGCTACGATGCGCTTAAGAAGTATGTGGACCGAGGCGTCGATACTTGAGCAAGAGATTACGACGCTCAAGGCGCAGGTCAAAATGATGCAAGAGTTAGCCGATGAAGCTCAGAGATCTCGTTGACGACCTGCGGCTGATCGACAGGGAATGCCAGATCATCATTCACGAGAATGAGTTCTTGCCGTTTGGGCAGATTGCGAACGACGCAGCCGATGAGATTGAACGGCTACGAAAAGAATTGTTAGAAGTAAAGGGAAAGTTGAATGCAAAGTCAGATTAAAGAATACCTCGCTGAGATTGGCCGCAAGGGCGGCAAGGCAGCGAAAGGTGAAAAGAAACGACGTAGCCCCGAGCACTACAAGAAGATGGTCGAGGCGCGGCGGAAGAAGCGTAAGAAGAAGGCGAAGGCCGATGAGTGATCCGGTCAATCATCCTGCTCATTACCAGCAGGAAGGGATTGAAACGATTGACTACATCCGTGCGGCTCTTGGCAAAGAAGGTTTCGTCGCCTATTGCGCGGGGAACATCATCAAGTACGCGAGCCGCCCGAAGAAGGGTAAGTACGCACAGGACTTGCGTAAGGCGGCGTGGTATGCCAATCGGGCAGCGGAGGAACTTGAGAAACTGTAGCCGTTCGGATACAGTCTGATTGTGCTATCTCCTGTTAGGGAGTTCGCCCCGGGTTGAGATTTTCTCCTCGGGGCATTTTTTTATCTCCGACTTTTGTATACGCGGCGGTCACGCCCGGGGCCATTGGCCTTGATGATTTCTTCTACGATGTCGCCGGACTCCAATAGCGTCTGAAGGTACTCGCTCCGATCCCGTGCCTTCAATCCTTGGCACGCCTTGGCAAGCTGAGTGCTGCTCATGCCGTCATTCCCTGAATCGCGGATAAGTTTCAAGATTCTCTTGTGCGCGGCTTCAATATCGTTCTCCGCGACTTCCTTGTGGAGTAACTCTGCCGTGAAGTTAAACGACCAACGTGCCAACTCTGCACTCATCTTGAGGATGTCGAAGCTCACGACGGGGCTAACAGGGTTACGGGCAATGGCTTCAATCATGGCGATCTTGAGTGCGATTTCTGAGAAGCGTACCCAGAGATAGTCTTTGCGACGGGCGCACTCAATCTGCCATTCCTTGAGCTTGTTGTATTCGTCAAAAGCGGTGTCTTCCCATTTGATCATTACGGGCACGACGGCTGATGAGGCAACGTGCTGAAGGTTAGTGAGATTGCCAATGCCTGCTGGGACGACCGAGGCTGCGTCGGTTACGTCGTTGAGAATTTCCTCGGGTGGGTTTTCCCCCGCTTCGGGGATCTGGCTGTCGGGGTATTCTTCAAAGGGCGGCACAAGCAAGATGCGGCTCATGGTGCCGTTGTCGAGCATCTCAAAGTTAAGAGCCTTGGTCAGCGACGAAGGGGTCGTAGTGCCGAAGAAGTTG